GTCGTGGGCTGATGGTCTACCTGCCAACTGCGAAAGCGGTACGGGTGCAAGTTACGGAGATTGTTAATGGCGAAGATTCCCGCATGGTCATTCAGCAGCCTGAAGACCTTTACAACGTGCCCTAAAAAGTACTACCATATCAAGGTGTTGAAAGACATCAAGGAGCCCGAGGGTGAGCAAGCGCTCTATGGCAAGATAGTCCATGAAGCTGCGGAACTGTACGTACGTGACGGCGTAGAAATCCCGGCAAAGTTCGCCTTCATAAAGCCTTCGCTCGACAGCCTACTTAAAATGCCGGGTGAGAAGCTCTGTGAGTTTAAACTGGCACTGACGGAGAAGCTGGAGCCCTGTGACTTTTCCTCCCCCGACTGCTGGTTCCGGGGTGTAGCTGACTTGATTATTCTAGACCGCGAAAAAGGCGAAGCCCGCGTCATCGACTACAAGCTAGGCAAGTCCCGGTATGCAGATTTAGGGCAGATAGAACTCATGGCGCTGGCTATATTCAAGATGTTCCCGGAGATTAAAAAAGTAAAAGGTGGCCTGCTGTTTCTAGCAGAGAACAAGTTTGTCCCTGCCGTGTATGAAGTTGAGCAGCAGCACAGGTACTGGGGCAACTGGATGCCTAAAGTAACCATGTTAGAAGGTGCGTACAGCGCCGACGTTTGGAATGCGAAGCCGAACGGACTATGTAAAAATTATTGCTGGGTGTCATCCTGCGCCCACTGTGGAAGGAAATGAAATGCCTTACGTTAATAAGCCCCGCCCGTATTCAAAAGAATACCAACAGCAGCTAGATAGAAATGAACTGCCTACAAGACGAAAACGAGAGCAAGCCCGCGACCTGTACGACAGCGAGGGTATTGACCGCAAGGGCAAGGATATTGACCACAAGCGCCCTCTATCTAAGGGTGGGAGTACAAGTAAAAGCAACTTGCAACTCACGACACCAAGCGCCAACCGTTCGTTCAGTCGCAACAGCGACCACACGGTAAAGGTAAACAAGCCAAAGAAGAAATAATTTAATACGTGCCGCGTTCGGTGTGAGTGGCGGCACGGGGGTTGTTTGAAGTTGAACCCTTTAAACCGCACCAGCCAGAGTTTGCTTCTCCTCTAGAATGATCTGGTCGAATGACACCCGTAAGGTGTCACCTACCGACTGATCGTGGATTCCACTTTCGGTCTATTTTGCATTGGAGCATCATGGAAATCATCGACGGAAAAGCATTAAAGCTACGGTTAAAGAACCCGTACAAAGTTCTCAGCGTGATACCGAAGAGCGCACTCATAGAAGAAGGAGAGATAAGCACAGTGATGGTTCACTGGGGTCTAGAAGAAGCACAGGTGCTAAAGAACCTAAAGATAAAAAACGTACCCTCCCCCATCGTTGCCAAATACAAGTGGCCCGGAATCTACCAACCGTTCACGCACCAGAAACAAACCGCTGCATTCCTAACTCTGCACAGACGGGCATTTTGTTTCTCTGACCCCGGATGCGTTGACGCGGATACAGAATACTTATCCCCTACCGGATGGCGAAGGATTGCCGACTATTCGGAAGGGCTAGTAGCGCAGTACCACCCGGAAACTAAAAGCGCAGAGTTTGTGCAGCCAGAAGCGTTTGTTAAAAAACCCTGCGAAGAAATGGTAACGGTAAAGACAAAGTATGGGGTTGACCAAAAACTGTCTCCAGAACATCGAATGCTCATACATTCAAACAAATACGACAAGCGGTGCGTTATGTCGGCGGCGGATGTTTTGGCGGCACACAACGATTGGCACTCGGGGGTTGTGCGCCCCAATTTACGTAAGGCGGGTTCGGAGACTATCGGGTTCAGCAGTATGGCTATACCCGCAACGTATTCCATAACCGGGGGTACAGGTATGGCTTTAACAGGGGCCCAAATCCGTGTACAGGTAGCCGTAATTGCCGATGGGCACATACCAAACAAAAACAACCATACCGTAATCCGTATCAAGAAAGAGCGAAAAATTCAGCGGCTGCGAATGCTACTGGCGGCAGCAGAAATACCGTTTAAAGAACGCCTGCAAGACACGCCCACAGCCCAAGGGTTTCACATATTCACGTTCGTGGCACCGTTGCACGTTAAAGAATTTGATGCTCAATTCTGGGCATGCGATTCACAGCAATTAAAAATTATTGCAGACGAGGTAGTTCACTGGGACGGTTCGGTGCGCGGGGGTAACAAAGGGGCTAACTTTTTCTCTACCTCTAAAGCTTCGGCTGACTTTGTGCAATACGCTTGGAACTCCCAAGGCAAAGTAGCCCGGATATTAGAAGACACCCGAGATAAATATAAAGGGGGGGTTTGCTATACGGTTGTTGCAAGGGGTGATTTACGCAGCAGCGGTCTCCTCACATTAAGAAATAGGAACGTCCCAACAATGGGGTTAGCGCTGACTACCGACGGATTTAAATATTGTTTTACGGTACCCAGCACATTCTTAATATTTCGCCGTAACGGGTGCGTATTTGCATCGGGTAACACCGGGAAAACATTAGCAGTTACGTGGGCGTGTGATTACTTGATGAAAACTAAATACATCAAGCGCGTATTGATTGTTTGCCCGCTATCAATTATGCAAGCCGCGTGGCAGAACGATATTTTTAGAGGGGCTATGCACCGGAAGATAGGAATTGCATACGGCACTAAAGAAAAGCGGCAGCAGATCATCAACTCGGATGCAGAGTTCGTCATCATTAACTACGACGGCATCTCCATAGTGCTAGACGACATCATCAAGGCAAAGTTCGATATGGTGGTGATCGACGAAGCTAACAATTACAAGACCGCAACCACTGCCCGGTGGAAAGCTATGAAGCAAGTAATCAAACTAGATACATGGCTATGGATGCTGACAGGAACCCCAGCGTCTCAATCCCCACTCGATGCGTACGGGCTGGCTAAGCTACTTAACCCATCAACTGCACCCCGTAGCTTTACGATGTTTCGTGACCAAGTAATGCACAAAATTACGATGTTCAAATGGGCTCCTAAAAAAGAAGCAGAGCAGGTGGTATGCACGCTACTGCAACCCGCCATTCGATTTACTAAAGAAGAATGCCTAGACCTACCCGACCTGTTGTATGCCGAGCGTGAGGTGCAGATGACACCCCAGCAGGTGCGCTACTACGAGAAGCTTCGTAAGGTGATGGCTATGGAAGCAGCGGGAGAAGAAGTAACGGCAGTCAATGCGGCGGTCAAACTAAATAAACTTTTGCAGATTGCCTGTGGCTCGGTCTATGCGGATAGTGGGGAAGTGGTGACGTTCGATTCCAGCAGCCGTATGGCTGTACTGAAAGAAGTTATAGAAGAGTCTACACACAAGGTCATCGTATTTGTACCGTTCCGCCATGCCATCGAAGTTATATACGAAGAGCTACGCAAGAGCAACTACACGGTAGACGTAATCCACGGAGGTGTACCTGTAGGGAGGCGCACAGAAATATTCCGCAAGTTTCAAGATGAGCCAGACCCTAGAGTTCTAGTCATACAGCCTCAAGCGGCTGCACACGGAGTCACACTGCATGCAGCTAACACGGTTGTGTGGTGGGCTCCCATAACGTCCTATGAGACTTACGCTCAAGCAAACGCCCGCATCCACCGCGCAGGGCAGAACAACAAGTGCTTGGTCGTCAAGCTGCAAGGCAGTCCTGTGGAAGCTAAGTTATACAAAGCTTTAGAAACTAAAGAAGTAGCGCAGTTTAGTCTCATGGAGCTATACAAGGAGGAGTTGGCTATGGATAAATAAATTTCTAGCCTACTTGACAAAGTAAAGATGTAGTGTATTATTAACGAAAACGGAGATCAAAATGAACATAACAGCAGACAAACTTGTTCGCGTGTATATAAAGATGCGTGATGCTCGTGCAGCCCTTAAAGCTAAGTACGAGGAAGAAGACAGCACAATCAAAGAGCAGATGGGGGTAGTGGAATCCAATCTGCTTGAGACTTGTAAAGCAACGGGGGCCGAGAGTATTAAGACGGCCTATGGTACAGCAATCCGTTCGGTGCAGACACGCTACTGGACGGGTGACTGGGCTTCGATGCACAAATTTATCCGTGACCATGATGCTCTTGACTTAGTTGAGCGCCGCATATCGCAGATGAATATGAAAGAGTTTCTACGGGAAAATCCTGATGTATTACCTACTGGGTTGAACGTAGATCACAAATATACTGTAACTGTTAGGAGAAGCTAAATTGGAAACTGCCCTTACGTTGGTGCAGGTGTCGAAGCTATTGCAAGTTCACCCATCAACTATCCGTGAGCTAATCAAGGAGGAAGACCCCGAGAAGCGCATACCCTTTATCCGTGTTGGTAAGAACTTTCGATTCTTCGCTAGTGACCTTGCCAAGTTTTTTAAAATTGACCTAGAAATTATTAACCTGTTTATCAAGAAGGAATTTACAAATGTCTGAACTCACACTTTTCTCCCAAGGCGGTAACTCCCTGCCAGCACACTTACGTAACCTCGAACTGGATGCGACGACTAAAGCCCTGATGGGTAGTGGCGGTAGCACAGGCAAGCGTATCTCTATTCGTGGTGGCGTATTCCGCATGATCGTTGGCGGTAAAGAAGTCGCACAAAACGATGATCGCTCTATGAACATTGTGATTGTTCGTTCGGCTGAAAAAGTATCTCGGGGCTACTACGCAGGTACATTTGTTGAAGGCCAAAACGCTGCTCCTACTTGCTGGTCTAACGACGGCGTTACCCCCGACGCATCTGTTAAAGATAAGCAGAGCACCAACTGCCAAAACTGCCAGCAGAACATCAAGGGCTCTGGTCAAGGTGACTCCCGTGCATGCCGCTTTAACCAACGTGTTGCAGTAGCGTTGGAAAATAATTTGGGCGGTGACGTGTATCAGTTGACACTCCCCGGTCAGTCGATTTTTGGTACAGGTGAGAACGGTAAGATGCCTCTGCAACAGTACGCTAAATTCTTGGGCGGTCATAACATCCCTGTTACTGCCGTCGTGACCGAGATGCGTTTCGACACTGCAAGCGCAACCCCGAAGCTTACCTTCCGCGCTGTACGTCCACTGTCTGTAGAAGAGTTGTCTAATAGTAAAGCACAAGGCGAATCACTCGATGCTGTAGCAGCGGTAGCCAACAACGTGTCGCAGATAGACGGCAATGCACCAAAAGCTTCGGTGTTT